CCCATGCCCCGAGCATTCAGATTTTTTAGAACAGCATTGGTGTCTTCACCAAGCTTTCCCGACCAGAGCGGGTCGGACGTAATGATGCCCTGAGCCGATGACCTCGCATCGGTGCCATTGAGCCCGAGAAGATCGCCGTACATCTTCTGACCGGCGGTTCCTGACGACACATACGGATCAAAAGAGCTTGCCGCCTTATCGTAGTACCCCTGCGAGGTGTTGTAGCCCTGATCGAGAGCCGCATTAGCGTTCTTGTTGGCCTTGTTGATATCGGAGCGCGCGGAGGCGCCCGTGAAGTCCGAAAAGAACCCCATGGGATTTCCTTATTCAGTCAGAGGGAGACGGCTAGCGGAAGGACACAGTGGCGCCGATAAGCCCGATTGCTGTGCCAGCGTTGAACGTCGTCGAAATGTTTGCGGTCGTGTTCGCTATGGCCAGGAGGCTGGCTCCGGAGAGCGCGCCTTCGCTGGCCGTAACTTGCGCAAGAGCAAAGTCCTGAGTGGCGCCGGTCCATGCGACAGAAGAATATGTCCCGCTACCAAGTCGCGCGGCTGACACAGCGAAGCCACCGGCCGGAACGAAAACCGAGGTGTTGACGACTTTATTCCAGGTCGACCCGTTGAAGTCCTGATCGACACTTGTGGCGACCGGGACGATGCTCTTGAGCCGCGTCGCGGCATAGACCCCGATAACCGATGTCCATCCGCCACCCGCCGACGTCGTGATTGCGATGTTTCCGGAGGTCCCTGTCGGAACTTGCGCGATCCATATCTCGACCGGCAGGTTATTGAGATAATACCAACTGATGGCGCACCGCGTCGCGCTGATGCCGCCGATGGTCACCGACGTGACGGGGTTCGCTGTCGAGAGGCTGGACGTCAGTGAAACGATGATGCACCGATCACTGCTCGCCGCGCCGAACGACACGCCGGTATAGGTGTGAGTTCCTGACGTCGAGGGTTTTCGATCCGATGTTAGAAACGTCCGGGTAGCGGGTAGTGATCCCCCGTAACTGATCGATCGCCGCCGCGCACTCACGTGCGGGTAATCCAGAACGTCAGACGAAGCCCGGCACAACTGCTATTGGATGAGATCGTAACAACGGACGTTCCAGCAGCGGCGATGACGTTGTCAGAGGTGTGCGTCTTCGTCTGCAGCGAGGTGGAAACCGAGTTCGCTCCGCCTCCCAGAGGCGTGGTGCCGATCTTCGTCGTCGCAGTGCAGGTGCCAGACCTGCATTTGCTGTCAACCTGAGTGATCTTGTATCCGAACGGGCAATCGATCTCGAACAGATAGTCCTGGTTGTCCGGGCTCTCGATCGTGAAGTCGATGGCTTCCTGCTGCGCAGCGATCGTGTTGGTTTCTTCCGCATTCTTATTCGCGGTTGACGAAAAGTCATTCAGCCAGCTCCAAAGAGCCGACGATACGCCGCCCTTCGTATCTCGGCTGCCCTGCCAAGATGGAATGGGCGTGACGTTCTTCGCCATCTCAGGCCGCGTCCTTCGTCACGTCCGCAGCGGCCGCGTACATGGCGCGCGCGAACTTACCTGACCACGAAAAGGCAATGACGCAGCCATCCTGATCGTACTGACCGAGACGCCGCGTCCGAACTCGGGTCATGCGCGCACCCTGCCGTCCGAGTGAAAGCATCCTCTGCGTCGAAAACGTCGTGCCTCCGTCTCTCGACAGTTCCACCATGCAATGTGGATCGATGTCCTGCGGTTCGCCTTGTCCCGTCCCCACGCCTTTCTCAACGTCGAAATAGAGTTCGTTGAATGTCATCCGGTAGGGGAACGCATGCACCGGGGCGAATTGCACCCGGGAGACAATCGGCAGTCCTGCATCATCGAGAAAATCAGGGCTCATCTCATAGAGGATCGGCCGCGTCGCATCGCCTGCGATCAACCGGCCGTCGAATTCCTCAACGCACGAGATGTTCCAGTAATCCAGACCGTAGGTCTTCCGACGATGCCACTGCTGGGTTGAGGTATCGCACACCCACGTGAAATGAGGACACGTCAGCATGTAGAAGGTGTGCCCGTTGCGCGTCCAGGCTGCTGCCTTGATCGAGAGCGGGTCCGGAACCGCCGCTATATCCCTCTCCTGAGCCGGAGTTGATATTCGCACCGCGTCATAGCCTTGCAGCAATCGGACTGTGCGGTCATGCGCAACGAACGCGACTGTCCCGGCAATGTGCGCAACAGATTCAGGAGCGTAGCAGCCCCATTGAATGACGGCGACCCTTTGAAAGGGGAATGGGTAGTCTCCCACATCTCGGTGTATTTCGGTCGTAACCTGCCCAAAGATCAGAATATCTTGCTGCAGGGTGTTGACTGTGACGATGGCGTCGGGGTTCGCGTCAGCCCGCGAAAATGCCAGTGCATTCCATGCCGAAGCGTCATCAAGATCACCGGACTGAAACTGATTTTGGACCGTCCCAATGACGAAGTAGCCGTCGTTGAATGTCATGCTCAGCGGCGCGAGCAGATCAACGTCCGTCACCTGCGCTACGACGTTGTTGCGAAGATAGTAGGCCAGCCCGTCACAGACCATCAGCACGTCTGGTGACGCGCGCCGGTTCCTTTCAAGGTAAACCGCGGCCGTCGGCGAAATGTTCATCGAGCCGCGAAGCGTATTGCCCCCTGTCGTCGTAACAGTGCGCCATTGAGTGCCGCAGATGACGTTCAGAACGCCATCGACATTCTTCATTGCCCGAATGCCGCCGTTGCCTTGCAGGTCGACGAAACCCTGAAGGCCGTCGCATCCGTAAATCGCGAACGGAACCTTGGCTTCTTGGCCTAGATCCTCGCGATAGCAGTTGATGAGTTCCTGCGCCCCGCCCTGCTTGTACTTCGCAGGATTTGAGCCAGATGGGATCGTGAGCGGGACGATGGTCATACTCCGATCGCCTCCACGTAATCCCAGAGGCATGACCCATCGATCTGGTTCATACCCGCCCCTGATGGTCCCGCGGTATCCGATATGCCGGCCTGAATGCAGACGTAGACGTTTCCGGCGTTCGTCACGAGAACTCCGAGTCCGAACCACGTGTTCGCCTTCCACGGAATCGTGCCGTCGATCGGCACCGTGTATGGGAACCGTCGCGAGGGGGTTCGGATCAGGGCGTAGTCAAACTGCGGCTCGCCGGTTTGAATGAACTCTGCCTGGAGCTGAGCCCATCCCTTGTTCGCATCGTTGACCAGCACGGGACCGGGGGACTTGCCGTAGTCTTCAGCAAGCCGAACGGCAAGAAGCGCGATGATCCCCTGCTCGAACTTTGAATCGAGCGGCAGCGTATCGCCGGTCAGGCCTTCTGCGGCCCAACTGGCGATCATGGCGTTGAGCGCATCCTTGGCGTCGGACATCTCCGCGGCTGACGGTGTTTCGCCGGCCGCGACGACGGTGATACGCTTCAGAGCCCGCGTTGCAATCTCAGTTGCCGTCGCCATTGTCGCTCTGTTCGTCCTGCTTCGTCTTTTTCTTCGCTGGCTTTTCGGCTGTCTCCGGTGCGAGTGCGTCTTCGCGCGAGCCCCATCCTGCTGGCGCCGGCGTGCCTTCTGGGAGATCGAAAATCCCCCATTCGATGCGCTGACCATTGACGACTTCGACGCGCGAGACAGGAGCCTCCGCGACGGCTTTCCGCCAGACCATGCGTGGACACGCCATTGTCGGAGCGGGAGCGGCCACGGGAGTCGTTTCCCCCGTGGCGCCATGGATGAGAGCGTTACCCATCAGGACGCCAACCGGACGCCGAGTTCCGGATAGATAACATCGCCGCCGAACAGGATATCGAGACGGATAATGTCCTTGTCATTGTCGATGTCGTACTGCTTCACAACACGAACCGACATGCCGGTATCGGAGTCGCTTTCCTGCGCCTTGAACGCCGCGCCGTCCGGCATCTCCAATGCCGACCACACGAGCGCGATTGCGTTCTTGTGGAAGCACAGGTTCTGCGCATACGCCGTCGATGCCGTTCCAGTAACGACCGTGATGGTCGCATCCGCGGCCGGGCCCGCCGTGACATTCTGGTAGGGTCCAGTCGTCACGATGGCGGGCGCGATCGTCAGCGTGGCGGGTCCAGTCGAAGCGCCTGCGTCCGCATCGGCAATGACCGTAAACTGCTTCAGGTAGCCAAGGCTCTGTCGCGACACCGGGTTCACGTCGTAGACGCCAGCGAGTGTGATGACGTCGCCGGCCTT